GAGCCACAGCCATATGTAGTGCACCCGTATCACAGGCCACTACCACCTCACATTCACCAAGAAGAGCCGCCATTTCACGTAAAGTAGTCTTACCTAATTTATTGTAAACTGGCAAATTCTCTTTCTTTACATGTTGCATCAATTCTTCAAACTCTTGTGCTTCTTTTGGTCCACCTAAGCATATAAAATTGCTTCTATAGGACAGGGAATCAATTAGTTGTTGCCACTTTTCATAAGGCCAGGACTTAGTCTGCCATGATGAACCTAAAACTAAACCTATCAACGGTCTATCTTTTTCTGCAAACGCCGTTTCCACTTCGAATTTAGCCTGTTGTTGCTCATCAGCTGTTACAATGAGATCCATTAGATTCATATTCATATTCTTAGTCTCAACAGGGATAGTTTCTGTGTTTAATGCACCTGGCAGTAATTTAGCTACATCAAGATATTGCTCTATAACATGCTTTGACCGATTCTTCGATTTGTAATTAGTAAATAACCAATTCAACTCCTTGGTACCACCTAATCCTAACCGTATAGGTGCACCAGATGCCAATAGTACAAGCCCCGTAATAAGCCGGCCTTGTACATCAACAGCTATATCGAAGTGATAAGGCTTTAAACGTTTTCGTAAATCCCACCACATATTCCACATGGTACGAAGGTGTAATTTTTTTGAATGAGCCTCATATTCATCCCGTTCCCAAGAAATTATATAATCTACATAGGGATTATGTTCTAATAGTTCAGCCATGCTAGGTGTAACAATCCAATGTAATTTTGCATTCGGATACTGTTGCTTTATCCACCTTGCGGCGGCTGTGGCATGCAGTATATCACCAATATAACTGAGCCGTACAAACAATATATTCATAGACAACCGCCTTTCTCATGTATTATCGTCGCCCGTTAAATCATCATCTCGTATACTCATATACCGATTATAACGAAATATATATGAGTTCAACTTGAATTATGTCGTATAAAACTAAATAATTTTATAAATAAAGCCTTTATAACCTGCGATTATAAAGGCTTTATATTAATTCTTTTTCTTAGAGCTAGAGTCTTTAGATGATTTATCGTTATCTTCTGTTACTTTGGTCGTATCATCACTGCCATTGGCAATAATTTCTTTCACCGCATTCATAGTTACTTCAGACAAGGTAGTCGGATTATTATATTTATAAATAGGTTTAAATCCTACGCCTAATTTACCAGAGTATACAGTTAATACATTATTATCTTCATCGACACGAGCGATATAGATGGTCTTGCTAGTATCTACACCAAGCAAACGGAATCGTCCAGGTGGATTGATAACACGCCAACCACCTTCGATACCATTAAACATGAAGATGTCGCCAGTTTTAGCATTATCATAGAAGAAATTATCTTCATCATAGAATACAGCAATACGACCAATGTCCGTAGCTTGCATGTAAACGCGACGCGTATCATAGTTCGCATCAGTTCTGTAAATCCGGTATGCACCTTCACGAACTTTCACCTTCATGTACACCACATTTGTCGCTTCGGAATATGCCGCATCAACAATGCGACTTCCCTTTGGTACATCTTCAAGTTCTGTATCTACTTCGTGTTCCGGATCATCTGCATTGAGTCGGGCCATAACAACCTTGTTGTCCGTATACAGGCCCATAATTGCGTAGTTACGATCTGGCATCCAGTCAAAATAGCTAATGGAGCGACCTTTCAAACTAACCGTTGTAGGCTTGCTTTCACCAGCCTTATAAATCCGAAGAGATTCATCTGTAACAACAGCCATAAATTGATGGTCATAAGATACGTATTTACGTCCCTCCTTTACGTCAGGGAAGTTTTTCGTGTCATCCTTAGACGCACCAGAGACGTTAAATTCTGTAGTCGGTGCAAACATATATTGATCAAGGTACAGATACACCCCTCCTTGCAGTAGAATACCTACCGCAAAGGCGCTCAGTACACGCGTAAAAGGTTTCATTGTTCCTCCTATTTCACGATAAACGCCGTAGGAATCATCCGTTCCCCTAACAAATCGGCTGGTTTATTTACAACTTTGCCATTTAAATACAATGTAGAGCTAGAGCCACCATCGAGGTTAGCCGCAATGTATGCGCCCTTTTCATAAAGTACATCTTGCACATCACGCAAGGTAGCACCCAAGGAATAACCTGGTTGACGACCGTCGATTACAACGAACAACACAGTACCATCCTTACGTTGACCTATGGCCGTACGAGGACCTACGCCCCAACCGCCATCGCCATCGGTGATCATCTTCTTACCATCTACGATAAGAGGTGGCCCAAAGGTAATACCTTCCATAGCTTTCATATCAGCTAATTCAGTTTTATCATAGTTGCCCGCAATGAGGTTGCCAGATTTAGAGAAGCCTACAAAATCAACGGATTCATCAGGCCCTACATCCTTACCGATGATATAATCCCCTTCGTGAAGGATAAAGCCATATGGCAAGCGGCCTGTACCAGTACCATTAGGATCGTGGAAGCCACCGCCATTGATAGCTGCTACAGCACCATTCATTTTAGCAATATTACTTGTAGTATCCCCTTTTTCTTGAATGTTTGCAGCTGTCGCAACTTGGATACGACGAGGATCTGGAATTTCAAGCACGTACCCTACATAACGAGAAGACTCAATTTTTTCCAATTTTAAGTCTTTATCTTCGCGAGCATTAAATTTAAACAAATCTTGACTCTTTACAACGCCTACTGTCCCCAAAATAGATTGCAATTCATCGTTGCTGAATAACCATGTAATGTATTGAGGATGACGAGATTGTAAGATAGCACCAATTACGGCACGTTTTACATTATTAAATGGTCCAAACAATACCACGAATGGTGATGTGACTGCGGTAAATAAGAACACCATAATGATGAACTTTACCCAATTCTTTTTAAACAATGTATATCTCCTTATAAATCACTGTAATGTTCAGTGCTAATTCGTTCTTCAAAATGCTTGATGTCTACGGCATTACCAACCCAAACACGTAAAATATTGTATGGATTATCCCCTGTATGAGCCCAACCGGACTTCATAGCCATTGCCATCTTTATACCACTGTCTTTTGTGGCAGCATCTGTATCCTTATTTTTGTCCCCATAGGGATAACAGAACCAAGGGTTATCTGTAATTCCTAACTTATCAGCTAACGCTTGTTGTGCTTTTTGAATGTTTTCCATTTGTGCTGCTTTTGAAAGTTGGCCCATTTCCACGTGTTGGAATCCATGATTAGAAATAGTTATACCATTGTCTTTCATTTCTTTTAGCTGTTCCCATGTAAGCCGCGTTCCTACATCGCCTGGATTAACAAATACAGTAGCAGCAAAACCATATTCTTTCATCAATGGATACACGATAGAGTATGTATCTGCATAACCATCATCAAAGGTTAGTACTACAGGCTTTTCAGGTACCGCTGCACCATTAACTACATAATCGTATAATTGATCCATCGTCAACGGATGGTATCCATTATCCTTGAGGAACTTCATTTGCTGACGGAATAAATCCTCGCGAATAACCGCATCATTATCTTTATCATCGCCAATCTTGTGATACATGAGCACCGGAACTCCCGACGGATGTACCATCGTAACCTGTTGTGTAGGTGGCGTTTTAGTTTCATTTTCTGTCGTTTGCTGTGAAAGCATTCCACATCCTGCTAACGCTGTAGCAATTACAATTGTGAAAAGCACTACCAATGAAAATCGTTTCATAGGTCCCCCTTTATATAGACACAATTTAATAACTTATATTATATCATTTATAAGGAGAATAGTAAAAACTAGCGAATTGTTTACCCGTGATTGTAATCTACTCAATAATGTTTTAATATTTTTACTATGAAAAAACGCCTAACTATTATTCAAATGGACGTCCATGTAAATGACGTAGAATATAACTATACTCGTGTTCAAGAATTACTCTCTCAATCACTTTCTGAAAACCCAGATATTATTGTATTACCAGAAACCTGGAATACTGGATTTTATCCATCTAAAGAGTTAATCAACATCGCTGACAGAAACGGAGAACGAACTCAATCATTATTAAGTGCATTTGCGAAAGAGCATAACGTAAACATCGTAGGTGGCTCTGTAGCAGTTGCTAAAAATGATGTTGTGTTCAATACCTCCTATGCTTATAACCGAGAAGGCACGCTCGTTGGAGAGTACTCTAAAATGCATGGATTTAGTCCCGCAAAAGAAGATCAATACTTTGCAGGTGGCACGCACACCACACATTTTGAGTTAGATGGCATTCCGTGTAGCACCGTTATTTGCTACGATATTCGCTTTCCAGAATTAGTGCGCATGGCCGCATTACCGAATACAGAATTGCTATTTGTGCCAGCTCAATGGCCTACTATGCGCCTACGACACTGGCAAGTACTTAATGAAGTACGCTCCATAGAGAATCAATTATTCGTGTGTGCTGTAAACGGCTGTGGCACGGTTGGTCGCGTCCAAAGTACGGGACACTCCGCCGTATATGATCCATGGGGTACAAATCTATTAGAAATGAATACTGAGGAAGGTATTGCTACTGTAGATATTGATTTCGATGTTGTCGAAGACATTCGCAACAAAATCAATATATTCAGGGACCGTAAACCAGAACTGTATAATCTATAACATAAAAGACACATTGCTATAATTTGCAATGTGTCTTTTACATTAGAATTCAATAAGCTTCCACATATCCTCTGGTACTTGTTCTAGAGGTTTGTTTTTTGCTATCGCTTCTTTTAAAATATCAATCGTATCTTGAACCTCTTGCTTGTCCTTTGTATTAGGATCATGAAGGATAACACGATTTAAGGAATCTTCGCCAAATTGTTTTAAATATTCCTTTTCTACTTGGTTTAATTCACGACGTAAGTATTTCATTATTATGACCTCTACTTATAAATAAATTTCCGATGTCCTACTTCTACCGCTATAATCACACAATTCGTATCACTAATATCAGCAATAACTCTATAGTTACCAATTCTATACCGCCACAATCCTTGTTTATTACCAGTCAATGATTTACCAGAATATCGTGGATTTTCTACATTATCCAAATGTTTTATCAACCAATTAAAAATATAACGTTGTGTTGACTTATCCAACTTTGAAAATTGTCGGTCAAACCTTTTACTAAACTCTAGCTTATAAACCATACTTTGCACGCATTTCCGCTACAGAATATGTAACAGGATCCTGTTTATATTCTTTCAGAGCTTCTTGGCCGACTCTAAGATCAAAGTCATTTTCAATTTTTTCTAGTAACGCTTTTTTAAATAGTGTTGACAAGGTTTCATCCATAAATTCCGCATAAGTTTTAAACAGTGTTTCTTCTTGTTCATTAAGTCTCACAGAAATATTTGACATACAAAGCACCTCCTTGTGTATTACATTGTAATACATATGGAGGTGCCTGTCTATAACTATAATTATATTATTTTGTCATGCTTGCTTTTAATGCAGCAATTTCTGCACGAAGTTCTTGTAATTGAGTGTCTTGTGTAGCATCCCTAGCTTTTAATGTATTATTTTCTGCTTGTAAGGATTTAATTTGATTATTCATTTGAAAGTTCCCTCCTAAAGCTCTCACACTATAGTCATCATTTCATTTTCACACTCTCTTTGTGAAAACGAATATCATCATCAATATATCTGTTTATATTTTTAATGTCAATATTTTATTTATTTTTAAGTATATTTATCTGTTAATTAAATACAAAATGAAGATATTTTTATGAGTAAAAAATGAGCTATCATCCGTTTTTAGGCATACAAAAAAGACATGTTACTCTTCTCTCGTCTCTCTCGTAACATGTCTTAATTTGTATATAGATCTCTCGAACTATATCATATTGTGTCTGGCTAAACTCTCTAATCCCTTTTTGACACGCCAGTATGTCTATAATTATTTTATATTTTAAAATAATTTATGTCAATAATTTATTTTTAGTTTAACAATTGCCATTTTTAAAGAAATTAAATCAGCTAATTACAATATTAAACCTACAATTAACCGCGCTGACAAAAATAAATAATATAATTTTTATCAGGGCTCACCGCTGCGCCCAACGCATATGGATGATTCCAATTACCACCGAAATCAAATAAATATATTACATAACCAGCAGGTATTTCTACCGAGTCTTCATTAAAAGAGAATCTATGTAAATATTGTTTCTGTAGTTTTCGATTCTCCGACTCTGTATAAATAGGATATTTCTTCTTACCTAAACCTACCGTATCCGTCGGTTTAGGTTTTAATCTATCTCGCTCAGCCTCTACTCTCTTGCGCGTTTCTACATAACGTTTATACTTAGCTTCGCTATCCTCACCATCAATCTTAATCTTATTAAATTCAGCCAACACTTGATTCTGTAATGCATACATTTCATCAACAGATTTCTCAATAGGATTATCCACTTGATTTTGTACATATTTGCCCATAGGTACTGTTGTATTTTCTACAACAACTATCGATGTGGGCAGTAATGTTTTCAAAGTATCTGCATATTCCATATTTGAATCAACATAGTTTTTTACATATACATTGGATAGATCAGATTTCGAAATGACAACTTTAGAATCTGTCCTTGCCTCATCAATGTAAGGCTTCACTTGATCTGGTGTACCACCAAAAGCCAGTTGTACATATGAACCACCTTGCAAGAACGGAGGATTACTATGCAGATGAATATTCTTTGCAAAGCTAGGTATTTGTTTAGGAAACCCTGGAATCGTAGCAACTAGCTTATAATCCTTAGGATTATTAATAGGATACTCAATTAACTCCATGGGCTTAAAAAATGCCTCTATTGATTCTTTTATCTCCTCTTTAGTTCTAGCCGTATACAGATCATAAGATTTCCCTTTATTCTTTTCTAGAAAGGCTTTAAATTCTTTATCACTTGCTTTATTCTTATCTGCACGCGTTCTGTAGGATGGAATATTAACTGGGTTCGTTAATTTAATTTCCCCGTGTCCATTTTTTCTCATATAAGGACTTACGATACGTAATGGTTTATCTCTACTGCCATATCCATAGCCTTGCTTATTTGTTTCTAACGTATTGTAGCGTGTAATTTGTTTGAGTGCCTTTTCATCCCGATCATTATAAAGGAGATCAAAAATTTGATACTCCACCTTCATATCTGACTTTTGTAGTTCTAATAATCGTTGGTTAGCTCGTTTCTGACTTTGTGCTTTCAATAACTCAATTTCTTCTGCTGAAAGCTTTCTTGGTGTTTTTGAATTACCCATCCCGACTCTTTTAAAAGCACCAGGAATAACTTCAACAAACTCTGACTTTAAAGAATCTTCAGATTTTATATTACTTTTGATTGTAATACTTGACGTCTGACTTTGATTTTCTACTGATACAGCCAAACTAGATTGACAAGACAATGCTAGCGAAAGCATGCATAAGGCAATACTTTTTTTAATCATATCTCTCCCATAAAACTCTGCTCATACAGATATAAAAGAAGGACCTACAGTGAACTGTAGGTCCTTATATTTGGTGCGGATTGAGGGTTTATACTCAACACTCCGCACCACTACTATATTATTCAGATTCTACATTTCCAAAAGGGGCAAATAAGGGGCAACCGTTATTTTTCTTTTATTGAATGCAAGTATTAACCGCTTTTTCTAAATCCCCTGTACTATCAAATATGTTAAATCCTATTTCACGGATTAGTTTCATTTGATATTTGTGTTCTTCTCTTGTGCGTTTAAACTCTGTTAAATGTTTCACCATGCCTCTCATCAAAGATATGTTTGTTTCCATTTCTTCTATGTACTCTTTTACACTATCATAAGCAATGCCTATTTTTTCTTCAATCGGCACTACAGACCTAACTGTTGCTACAGGTTGTCTATTAAAATATTTAGCAATTTCTAAATTAATAGGATCTACATTATTGTCCATAATGCAAGTTAATTTATATGCCGTAGGTTCTGTGAATACAATTAATCGTGAAACAGCACTATGCATAGGAATATTATTTTCATGCTTATAAGCAGTTACTTCTTCCTTTTCTAACAGTTGATATGGCAAGCCTTTATCTTTTAAATGCCATAGAATACTTGTTCTATTTCGTTGAAAGCTTGAATATATTTTAACTTCCACTGTAGTGCTTTCTTGCCTGTAAATCCCATGGCAAGGAGTGAAAAGCCATCGCGGTTCATGAGGTACGCTTTATAGTCTTTCCCACGATTTTGATGTGTAGTTTCTTGGTAAAATTTGGTGGCGGAATTTTCCGCTACTAAAATTTCATGATAAAAAGAGCCACCGCATTATTTGCAGTAGCTCTTTCCAATCCTCATATGAAAAAAGAAATCTTTGTCTCTATATATCTAAAATTAATAATTAGTCCTATGTACACCACCTAATTCATCTGTAATCCAATTGCAACAGTTTTTAACTATCTTTTCTATATTTGCGAAACTATCTTTCTTTTCTATCCGTAATTTCAAGTCAGAAATATCTGCAATCTCTTCTGGAATTTTGTAACAATGCAATTGTTTGTATATATTATCAAGTAATTCATTGCATACTAATTCTTCTACACTTTTAACCCCATGTATAATATCTTCTATCCTAAGTAAACATATTTTAATATTAGTTAGATTTTGTATGGTTTTTTCTTCTTTGCCATATAATCGTTCCATTCCTTGGCGAGTTACTAACCACATTTTACCTGACTTCTTAAAATCACCTTTTTCAAATCCGTTCTTCACACGCCCTCTACAGTTTTGTTTAAGTGAATCAGCGGTTACGTACCAACGTTCTGCCGCCTCTTGTGTTGTCATAATATCATCTAGTTCAAATTTCAATTTCATCACCTTCTAACTAAACGTTTAATTACTAATATCAAAACAATAATAGTTGCTATATTAATCAGCCATTCTAAATATTGCATAATTCACCTCGTTGATTTACAATAATGTTGAAAAGGTGGCGGGGCTTTCACCCGCCGGCTTTTTACTACTCCTTGCTAACAAGTTTCAGTATTGCTAGTGCCAGTACCAGTGGCGTTAACGCATTCGCTAAACTTGTTAGCTTTTCTATTATGTCCACTTTTATCACCTCCTTACATTTTTATTATACCCTATATCGTGTATAAAGGCAAGTATTTATTTTGATTTTTACAAATAAAAATAGAGCCTACCAACCTAGATATTTTCTAAGTTAGTAGGCTCTTTTATTTATATTTGCGTGTATCCACCATTACACGCTATGGAGATGTATGGATCACCTCTCATTCATCGATGTATTACCACTCCAATGATTGCCCCCGCTCCCACCATCTGAGATAGGTTGCGCTGCATCCGTAGTCGTTTGATGGTTCTCTTGTCGTTGTCGATTTGCCCTTTCAATTCGGTCAAAGAGTTCTGCATTTCGTTCAAGGTAACTTCTTGCTTCACTAAGTCCGCTTTGGCTTTGTTCAATTCTGTCGTTAATTTGTCGATTGTAGTCTTGGCTTCGTTCAATTCTTGTCGCTGCTTCACGGCTATAGTCTGCGCTTCGGTCAATGGAACGTTGGATACTTCGATTAAGCTCAGTGCTTTCTCGTTGTTTTTCTTGAGCTCGTTCCACTGCGTTAAGGGTACGCTGATAGTCGGTTCCGCTTGGTTGGTAGAAGATGTATCCGATGCAAAGGCAGACGACGAGCCCAATACCACCGATAACAAAATAGCGGTAAGTAGGGTTATCAAATAATACTTTGATTTTGTCATACATTATACCCCTCCTGCGTAGTCAGTAATTCCCCTAGCGATAGCACGAACGATAGTATCTAAATCATTAGTCAGCACAGCGTGGTCTTCTTCGTTATCAATGAATGCCATTTCTACTAGTACAGCAGTTGCGTCCGTGCCGTTTAGTACCCAAAGGTCGTCGCGTTTTTTTGTGCCACGGTCTACTGTATTAATGCTACGGATGATTTGACTTTGAATGTCATTCGCTAAGCGTTGCCCATTAAAGGACTTGTACAACGTTTCTGTACCTCGAGCTTGCGTATTAAAAGCGTTGCAGTGAAGCGATACGAAGATATCTGCACCCCAAGCATCAGATTCAGAACATACAAGCCCTAAATCATCATCTTGTAGAGTACGAACTTCACACCCTGCTGTTTCGAGATACCGTGCTAACATCTTACCCGCATCACGTGCCACATCACATTCACGTGTCCCATATACAGGGTTAACTGCGCCACTATCTAAGTTAATATCGTGCCCAGGATTAATAAATACTTTCATCGTTTATCCTCCTCTTCTAATTTATCAGGAATACCATTATTATTTTTGTCTAACCAAAGTCCTAAGAAACCTACAACAGCCATTAATACGCTAGGGATGAATATATGATCTATGATATTAAGCCCTACATTAATCAGCTTGTTTGCTTCGTCAGATACGTACCCGCTAACAAATGACATAACATACTGAGTTATTACCAATAAAATAGGCACTAGCATAATAAATACTAGCGCCCGTGTAGCGAATATACCTGTAGGGTGGAAGTTGGCCACCCTTACAGATTGATATGATTTTTTAATTGTATTGATGAGATTTGGCGGTATGTTCATGTAGCTCCTCCTTTATATCATCAACACGTACTTCTAAGGCTTCAACTTTTGCTGATAATAATACTTGCTTGCTTTCCGCTTTAATCCGTTCTGCACGTGATAATTTGATTTCATCCTTCAAATCTTTTAGCGTATCAGTTAGCACGCCCCATTTTTCTTGAAAAATAAGATTATCTTGCATCCGTTGTGAGTCTAATTGTTGTAATAACGGAATAATCAACAATCTATATCCTGCCCCAGCAACTATACCCACTATCGTAAGCGTGGTTAAAATGTCATTCAATTCAAATTGCCATGTCCACATTTATTACCCCTTTCTCCAGTACCCTATAATATCAATAATATAACGATTGTTCGCCGGTACGCCCCAGCCCTTAATTATACGGCTATTTCGTTCAACATAAATGCTATTGTTATTTACATCAACGCTTCGTTCTATTAGCCTTACTGCGACTGGTGCATTCGGTGGGAGCGATGCGACCATATTGCCATTACCGGAAGGGGTTTTCAATTTAAAATCAAAATGCAAGTACCCCCAACCTGTTAACGGGTCGAACGCTAAGTAACCTCTATCAGCACCAGGATTACTGGCTATAGCGTTTCCCCAAACAACTTCATATATTTCGACTGGTTGAGAAGTCGCTTGTCCACCACTGCTTCCAGGGTCGCCCTTAGGGCCTTTTAAAGCCAGTAATTGTTCCGCCGTGAAATCAGAGTATTTGAACGGCTCGCCTTTATCACCTTTCGGTCCTTTAAGTGCGTTAAGTTGGTCTTGTGTAAAGTCGGTAAATTTAAAAGGCTCCCCTTTAGGTCCTGGGTCACCTTGTGGTCCTTGCAATTTAACAATCTGGGTATTATCTTTGACAATAATTTTATCATCAGGATCCTTTATATGAATATTCTCATCGTTCATATCATTTCCCCCTATTGCTTATTCCTTCACATATTGTGATTTCACCTTTTATTAAACATTTGATAGGCTTATTACCACTCCACAAAAACAAATCCCAGTAGTACTTACCACGGCTTAATGTATCTGTGGCCAAAGATAAAATGATTTTGCACAGCTCATCATCTTCTAACCTATCTTGAGATACAGATATATCAAACTTTGCCTTGTACTCCTCATCTGTTGGATATTTTCTAACACATGCAAATAGGCTTTCACTATCTACCATATTGGTATAACCAACATTTAGAGTAATCGTTTCTCCTTTAATCACATTAAAGTTGTGTAATACCGGTAGTTTCATCTTCACGCACCTCGTCCAATTCCATTAAGTCATTATGGATGCAGCCCTCTGTGGGGCAAGTGCTATCTTCATTTAACGTTGCGTAGCAAAATTCACAAAACTTCATTACCGGGACATCACTTTTAATTTCGAACGCTTCCATTATTTCACCGCCTTAATCTTTAACACCATTTCTTGATTGAGTTTTTTAAACTGTTCTTGCAAGTCGGTAATATCCCCGTTAATTAATCGACGTCTTAATAACATTTGTTCTAATGTTTCAAAACGCTCGTTGTAGTAATTTTTAATTTCGGTGATTTTTTCAGCCTTAGTAGGTTCCTTTGGCTGTGGTCCAACGAACTTGCCGTCTACATAGAATTTACCACTCATAAATTCATCAAGCATGCTATCGCCGTCTGCGGAGTAGATATAATCCGCTGCATCTGGCCATTCTTGTTTTGTAGTCGCCATTAACTGTTCTTGCGTTACTGTATTATCAACAAAGGACGTAATTCGCTCGCCCATCTCATTCAGTACGAATACATATTGGTTCATAGTTTATCTCCTAATTAATAATAAAATATAACTCAAATACTGCTGTCATGCACTGCCAACAGCTATCCATATACAGCTTCTAGTTACTGTAGGGACACCTACTTGAAAATTAAAATAAGAAACTTTCTCAAACCCAGTATTGTTAATAGCGTAAACTTTAATGCTATCGCTAGAAGGCCCAATAATCGATGGTACTACTGAATAGCACTTTTTAAATGCTATTGGAAATGTAACCCAACGGCTACTGTTATCAGAATTATACTCATCACGTCCCCATTGAATCGTGAATCCGTTAGCGAATTTAACATACCCATTATCATCTAATTTAGAAGCCACAATACCACCTTGTCCTAAAATACCTTTAAGAGTTCCTAAGTTAAGTACTTTATTAATATCGCTATCGTTGTAGTTAGAAGTAATAAAGTTAATTACTTCTTGTGAGTTATCGCCTTTTGTTACTTGCAAGCCTTGTTCGTGCTTAGTAATTGCTTTTGCGTATTGATTAGAGGTAATATCTAGCTTTTTATTAAATTCATCTTGATGCGCATTTGTAGCGGAATTATGAGCTTTAATAGATTCGTCTAGTTGTTCCCTAGTAACAGCCGTAGATAAATCAATAAGGCCTTTTACATTAGGATTGTCTCCTACCCCTAAAGCAACTAATAGGCGTTGCATTGGAATTGCATTTGTTTTATCCGGAATATAAGAGGTTAATCCACTAGCGTTAGAATATCCAATCAGCTTTTCTTGCCCACTGTCACCGGTCTTTCCATATATACCAACTTCTCTCCAATAAAAGCCTGTTTCAACTTTTTTATTATCAAAGTTAAATTGTAACTGTATTTGCCCATTTGTTACTTCTTTGATATTACTTAATCCAATTTCTAATTTAGGATTAACAAGAGATGTTAAGCTATCAATACTTTTTGTTAATTGTCCATCTCCTATTACTGCCTTTGTAATGATCAATCTATCATCAGCTCTCCCTGTTGCTGATTTTAAAATCATTTTATTTCCTTGTATGGTTAAACTAAGTCCCGGAAACTGTGCCATATTATCCTCCTATTTCAATTACTTCTTCATAACCAATTGCACTTCCATAATATAGATTGTGCTCGATTTCAATATCGCTTAACAATTTACTCATACCAATTTGTGTTTCTTCTTCTGCTACAACAAGTCCTGAAATAATCAATTTTTGTTCAAGTAATTGTTCTTCCCAAACTTCATAAGCAATGTGTGCTGGCTTAAACTCCTCAATGGTTTTCTGTAAACCATTGATATCTTCACACATGTCTTTTGTAAACTTTAATTCCATAGTATAGCTTTCATTCTTTGGAATTATTACTGCAGACTCATCAGATACAAAGTTATTGGCCAAGGCTTCTAGAAACTCTTTTGTACTACTATCAGTATTATTTAACTTTGCAATTACACGGCTTCGTCTATTATGTAAGCTATCATTTATAGCGCTTATTCCAACAAACTCTTCCCATTTCGATAATGCATAAGTTGCTGATTGAATATTATCTTGTTTTAATAGTTCAATTAACAACAATCTAATGCGTTCATGTTCTCTACTATCTGCATCACTTATTGCTTTAAACTCTAAATCTTTTGCAATAAAAAGAGGCAGATACGTAAGTATATCTACCTCTTTCCATCTAATAAAATCACTCATGCACGATCACCTCTTTAATTGTTGGTAATTGTTCATTTGTAATATCAATATTAGTAATCCCTTTATTAACTTTTAAATCACGATAGTCTAATACCCCTGTTTCTTTATTAGCTAAAATAGCTTTACCAATATTAGCATAAGATACATATGTGCCATTAAAAATTTGCTTTTTAAATTCTTCATTTAATACCTTTTTAACCGCCTCTATATCTGCCTTCCCTTTTGTCACTGTTAGTTCAATAGTAATATCAAATATTGTTGGTGTTACTACAGTAACAGTTGCCCCAATTGGTGCGTTTTCAGCAATTACAGCCTTAACTTTTTCAATTAATTCTGTACTAGCACTTTCACGTTCATTATTGATAATAATAACCTTAACTGTTCCCGGTCCATTCCATAATGGAATTACTTTAACTAAAAATACACCATTAACTAATCGAGCCCACTGTTCATAATGATATACATTGCCACTGGTTGCAGGTTTTCTAACTTTTAATAGGAGCCTATCTAAAAGTTCTGCATCAGTTTCCTCATCATATCCATCATAAGCAGCCGCTTCATTAGTAACTGTATTTACACCATATATCCCACCAACTATTTCTGTGATTGTATTTGCCCCTACATTCAAAGATTTCCCAAATTGTTCAGATAATGCCAATACTTTAGCACTCCCAGTATCACCTAGATTGACCTCTTTAGCAGTTCTAAATGTTTCATCATTGTCTGTACTAAACAAACTTCCTTTAGGTATAACCGTATTAGCTGTACCCGTTATAGTTAATATTACATTAGCTTGTGTTGCGGTCTTTCTAAATACCCCATGAGCTTCCGCATGACGTGTTAAATATTCTCCCCATGCAGTTTGTGGAAATGCCGCATCAAGTATCAACTGCATTTCTGCATAAGATTTTTCAAACTCAACTGCATTTGAGCTTAATGTATCAAATACAAATGTCCCCTCATGTGTACTCAATCCCTCTTTATCTATTTTTTTGAAATCTGCTAGTAGCCGGCCTAGCACATCTTGCTTACTTTGTGGTTCTAGCATTATACTTCAACTCCTATCGTATTTGGGCCATAAATTGTTTGTAACTCTATTTGTAGTGTAATTATTTTATGTTCTTGAATTACATTTACAGCATCTACATTTATAATGTATGGATTAACTAATAACGCATCCTTTACATATTCAAATAGATCATATTGGCTAGGCGTATCATTAGTTTTTTTCCCAATGAATTGTTCAAACTCAATACCATAATCATCATAATATGCTCTATAACGGTAGCGCTCTACTCGCAATGTTTTCCATACCCATACTTTTATTGCATCATTTCCTGTCACATATTTATGATTACCATTTCTATCATATTGATAGGTATCTCGTTGAAAGTCCCAAGCTAACTCTTTGCATAGTGGCAGATTTTTATTTACGTCAATGCTACTTGGTGTATTCCCTATCATAAATGGATTACTCATTGCCGTCTAACCTCCTACATTTTCCATATACAAAGTACTGTTCTGCTGTACTTTCATCATCACCTACTATCGGAATTAACATTACTTTATCGCCTATATGCCATGTATCAGTCATGATTCTGGTCTTTGTGTAATCATTATGAATTTCATGAGTATGACTAGCAAACTCTGCATATCCCCCACCACCTGCTCTTGGTTGTGTTTCTGAAATGATGTGTCCTTTAGATTCTCTATAATGCCCTTGTAACCAATATTCATCAACCCATAAAAAATTACTGTTTAATTCCATTCCATTGAATGATACAACTAGATTGGGAGGTGGTGTTACAATCGTACCAATTCCCGGCATTGCTTGCTTGCCTGCGTTTCCGCCCACATTACTCATGATTCCTAATATTCCTGCGTAAGGATCATTATTTTTCTTCGGCACTTTCACCCTCTCCTTCCTCTGGTTCTCTAATGTACTCTAAATTCAACTCCATTGTATGTGTATTATTCTCAAATGTATGAGTATCAGATTTAATAAAGAATACTCCTTTTAGTTGTTCTTCTTCAATTACTACAGAATACCCAGATATGCACTGCATATTACCTATTGCAGAAATACTTGATTCCATTTTAATTCCTTTGATTTTTGCTTTGGCTTTTGCCACATTATCAACAGGAAACTTTGGCTTTTTAGGTGTACTTGTTGTACTAGATTTTTTCTTTTTAGTCGCTTTCTTTTCCTTTGGTTCTGGCTGATTTTTATATATATCTTGGAAAATACCATATTTTTTTATTAGCTCATCATCATTATCTATCCGAATCACATTGCCTGCAGCATCAACAGTTTTTACTCTGTTTACCATTTCCTCAATTGACTCAGAATGTGATGAGCTTATCACATCATATGTATCCCTAGCTATATACTCCTCAATGGTTGTCCCTTTTTCTACTAGATTGATTCCGTCTGCTAGTAATATTGCTGTGTAATCTTTTTGAATATCAGCCTTTGTTTTTTCAAAAAGCATTTGAAAGACTTCTGTACATGTTTTCTTATCTGCTACAAAATTTACTACTGTAGATATTTCTGGCAAAGTTCCAACAGGTACTTCAACCTCTCCACATACACGCTTGAAAGCATCAACTACATTTGTAGCATTAAATACTAAACTTACTTTAGACTTTGCAAGGTATATCATCCCATCATAGCAAGTAATATCATATGTATTGTCATTTGTATTTCTTTTTCTAAAGAAAACACGTCCAGTAAATATCTTTGCATTATCTACTGTCACTTCAATACGATCACCTAAATCAATTAAATAATTTGGAAATGATATATCTTTAGGATTATAGGCATATGAAAACTCTAACTTTCTAGCAGCTTCTTCTCTATCACCGCTCCATGTGAACTTAGAAATAAGATGTGTAATATCTACTCTTTCATCCTTTTCATTAATATGTTCTATTAGTGTAATCATAGTGGCCACTCCTTACCATTCATTTTCAATGACCGTTTAGATACTCTTAACACTGCACCAATTGGGCTTTTGCCAGCCTTAACCATCATCTTATACATGTTTAATGCCTTTTTACCTTGTTCAGCGATTGGCATTATTTTTGATACTGCCTTATTAGCTGTATCCATAAAATGTTCTTGTGGATATGCTGTTACTGCTTGCTCTTCTGGTGCTTCTGCAATTCTACTATGTAAGCCTGTAGTATCATTTTTTATCTCTGATGTTGGTTTTATGTATCTATATTCTTTGAGTGTCATCTCATAATACACATCACTTGTACCATCATGCTCATCATGATTAAATGACTCAATTGTACAGTACATAGAAATCGAGGTATTTGAAATTGAAATCTTACAAGGCTTCCCACTTGTAGCAAATCCATCTATTTTTCTTACTAGATTATAAGGATTTGTTTCGTTTGTTTCTGACCACTCATATTTTTGTGCAGGAAAAAAGCCTTCAAAGGATAATGTCTGAAGGCCTCTTTTCCCTAACATATTAATTTCACCAATAGCATTAATATTTAAAGTGCTATTGTTGTATGTTCGCCCCACCTTAAATGAAGCTGGTGTGACTGGCAGTATAATATTTTGCCCTGCACAGGATAATGTAAATTTACATCCCTGTGGTATGCCTTTACCTCCAAAGAAGCTCATAATTGCATCAAAAAATGACATTATACTGCTCCCTCCATTCTATTAATAGAGCGTTTTTGTAATTGGTAATGAATTTGCTCTGCAATTTCAAATGTTAATTCTTCTACAGATTTCCCATCATTACGAACATTAAGATTAGCTATATTTACATTAATGTTGTTACCAGAAGAACTACGTCTCCCTTGATTATATGCAGTATTTAATGATTGTGCATGAGGTATTACTTGTGCACCACTTGGTAAGTTTACTATTTCAGCCCCACGATCATGAATCATGGCAGGGCCACCTTTCCAGTTGTCAGTGCCAGAATATAGCAAAGGGATATTTAATGGTCCAAAGTGTGAACCACCAACACCCGGTACCCAGTCTGGAATATCTACTGAAATACCATTGACCGCTGAAATCAAACTATTAATTGATGCTTTAATACCTGCAATAACTCCATCAAATATACTTTGGATTGGCATAACAATTCCTTCAAAGATTTGAACGATACCATTCCATGCCATGCTCCAATTCCCTGTAAATACGCCTACAAGAAAATCTGTAATACCACTTAATACAGTTGTAATTCCGTTTACGACACCTTCAACTACAGTTAATGCAAAAGTAAGTATCCCTGTAATTCCTGCAATAGCTACATTAAAACCTACTACTAATGCTCCTAATGCTACTGCAAGCGGTCCACCAATCAATACTTTAGCTATCTTACTTACAACAGTAAAAATAATATTTAGTAAAGGTGACATTAATTGGTAAATCCTACCAAATGATGTAGCCACTTGACTAATTAGTTTACCAAATGCGCTAGCTACTCTTGATACTATTGGCTGTAAAGCAGTAACAATTCGACTAACTGCACCTTTTATGATTCCTACAAATCCTATAAAGGATTGTCCTATGCCTTCTAATACTGGTTTTACTTTGTCAAAGTTTTTATAAATTGCTAGCCCTAATAAAGCAATTACGCCTATCGCAATCCCTACAGGTCCAGTAAAAACTAATGGTATTAATCTACCTATTATAGGTAATACCCTCATAGCCACGCTACCAATACCACTAAAGGCTCTTGCAATTCCTTTAACAGATACTTCTAACAACTTATTGTTAATGCTTTGGCCTCTTAATACTTTGCCGACATTTGCATATGTCCGCATCAAGGAACCTATACCACTTGTAATAGGCCCTAATATTTTAGCAAAAGCAGTAAAGCCTACAATACTAAGGCCTACATCAATGGCAGTATTTTTAATGGCTGGACTTAAATTAGTAAAGTATTTAGCTAGATTACCGATTGTGTCAGCCACCTTCTGTACCCTAGGCTGCAATACATCTGCAAAGCTAATAGCTAACGCCTCTACTTTACTTTCTAAATCCTTGAATGACCCAAGCAATGTTTTCTTCATTATATCTGCTTGTGCTTTAGATGAGCCTGTTGCAGAATCCATTGAACTACGCATATCATCGTATGCTTCCTTAGTAGTGTTTAATACTGCTAATAATGCAGATGTAGATTCTGTTCCTGCAATATCACCTGCTAACTTAAATTTTTCAGCTTCAGTTAGACCTTGCATTTTAGTTCGCAATTGATCATATACTTTGCCAAGTCCAATAAATTTTCCTTGTGAATCGGTGGTAACAATGCCTAATTTTTGTAATGCTACTGCTGCTTCTTTCGGAGGATCTATTAATCTGCTTAACATCATACGTAATGCACGGCCACTCGTTGATGCCTCAATGTTGTTATTACTCATGATAGCTAGTGATGTAGATAGCTCTTCTACCGAGATTCCTAATGCAGCCGCTGGAGCACCTGCATATTGAATTGCATTCCCAAAGCCAATCATGTCTAATCGTGATTTGTTTGCAGCCATTTGAATTACATCGGCCATTCGTGTAGCATTTTCTGCCACATTGCCTTCTTGTAGCCCCCATGTATTTAGTGCACCCGATACAATACTTGCTGTGGTTTCCAAATTTTCCCCAGATGCAACAGATGCTTCTACAATTGATGGTAAAGAACTCATAATTTGACTAGCATTCATGCCACTTGCAGCTAAACCATCCATAGCTTCTGCCGCTTGAGTAGCACTTATAGGGAAATCTGCACCTAGCTGTTTCGCAACATCTCTTAGTTTAAGCATTTCATCATGTGTTGCACCTGCTTTTGCACCGGCTGAAGTTACTGCAGAATCAAATCCTACAAAGGCTTTAACAGAGGCGGCCCCCATACCAACAATAGCAGCAGATACAGGCATTAAAGCATTACCAATTCCGCTAATACCTCTACCTATATTCTGTAGATATCGACCTTGCCTATCTGCCATATTAGCAGTTGTAGCCATTTGTGAATTAATCCCAGATAATACGGATGTTACACCATCATGTAACCGCATCACCAAATCAATTACTTCACTCATTTTTTACTCGCCTCCTCTCTGTCCTTAATTTCTTGCATCATAAAAGCACGGAGGACTATACGCTCTCCGTGCCCCATTTCATGAAATTCCGATGGCATTACATCATGATTGACATACATGTAATAGGCAAGATTTACATCACCATCGGAATATATTAGTT